GCAATAGTGGTGGCAGATGGTGATAGACGAAAGTCGTCTTCACCAGGGACTATTGCAATAGTGGATCAAGATTTCCTTTATGAATTATTGGAATGTTGGGTGGATAAGCCAGATATTTTTCCTGAAGGAGAAGATAGCGGTGACTGAGCCTTATAAAAGAACTAAAGAACAGAAAGTTCATGACTTTCATAACGCTAGAAGATACGAAGAGCATGTTGCGGAAGCTATAGGTATCCCTGTAATAACTAGATTTGATGCCACAGATGATTTAGATATTTGGGTCCCTGGATATTATGTGGAAGTTAAAGAAAAGAATCAGCACTACACACAAAGATGGCATTTGTTAGATGATGTAGAAGAAAGAGATCTATTTGTTATAGATGAATTGACTATACGCCGAGCTTGTTCTAAATACCCTTATGTTTTCTTTTTGTTAAGAGATAATGTAGGAAGTGAACTTCCAAGGATATACTTAGCCCCTATCTGGGAGCTGATAGCTGCAGAAAGAACTAGGAGGAACAGAAACGGCAAAGGTAAGTGGATTATTGATATAACTAATTTCACTCGCCTTAAACAAGAATCAGATATACCAGAGTTCGCTGTACACGCATTAGTAAAACAGCAATGGTTGACATCTGAATGTCAAACAAGATTAGAAATGTTAGAAGTATGAAAGGCTCACAATGGCAACAACAACTTTTCACCGTAAAGGTTTGTCTGCATTATCTGCATATTCACAAGGATGTAGATGTTCTGACTGCAGAGCAGCAAAAATTAAGTATGAGAAAATGAAAAGAGCTAAAGAACATCAGGAAAAGAAATCAAAAGGAAAGGTCAAAAGACCTATATCTTTAGATCATGACACTATGACAGTAAGTGAATATAAAAAACACAGAGGAACACAAGAAGCAAAAAGGCAGTTCAACTAATGATTGTAGGATTCGGTCACAGGGCTCAGGTCGGTAAAGACACCGCAGGCAACTGGCTCCAAGATTGGGGCTGGAAACGCCTTGCATTCGCAGATAAGGTCAGAGACGTTCTTTATGACTTGGACCCTGTGGTCGATCCTGTTTCACAAAGTTACTATTTCACACTTAAACACATGGTCGATCAAATGGGCTGGGAGATGGCTAAACAAAATCCTGAAGTGAGGGGATTGCTTCAGAAACTAGGACATGCTGTTAGAGATAAAATAGACCCCACTGTATGGTGCAGAGTTGTCATGCATGAAGCTGACCGTTTAGACGAAGAAGGTATAGACGTAGTCATAACAGATGTCAGATACAGGAATGAAGCTGACGCTATTCATGCAATAGGAGGCTTAGTGTGCAGGATAGATCGTGGGATAAGTCAAAGATTAACCCACGCTGGAGAAGAAGAATTAGAAGACTATGAAGAATGGGATCATATTATTGACAACAATGGGTCAATAGAAGATCTACAAGAACAAGTCACAGAGCTTTTTCTTAAAGCACCACAAATAGTGTAGATTCTATATATGGGATTAGTAGCAGGAAGTGAACTGTGGGCTGTTTGGACCACACAACAAGAAGAAGGTCACCCAAATTCATTTCATTACGTTCCAACAGAACCAGAATTCATTCATGAAGTAACTCCAGATGGGGTATGCACATGCGGTCCACAAAGAATAGACGTATTTCATGTCACACCTTTCGGAGAAGAAATGCTACCTCATTACAGGCATCAAGCATTAGCCCCAGAGTTTTATGGCATGGATGACTTAGAAATATTTCCTGATTAATGGGACGGATAAGAGCACACCGTCTACACAGAACAGGTAAGATGGGCCGATCACGCCGCAAATGTATAGGAGGAAATCGTTGCTTCTGTGGGTACCACAGTAGAGTAAAAGCTAATAATGATATTAATAAGATGCATTAAAAAGTTTTGGGATTACTTAGGATCAGAAGCATTCTGGAGCAAATACTAAGGCTCTATAAAAATACATTCACCAGGGCATTCTTCAGCCGCTTCAATCGCTGTTTCAAGGAGCTCTTCTGGGACTTTTGCAGTTCCACTAGCCATTTGTAAGACAGGATCGCTTTTATCTGTACGAGGGTTATCTGGTCCATATAAAGATTTCCATTCTACTTCCTTAACATATGCTAGACCATCGTCATGCATGTCGAAAAGACTAGGGCATATCTCTACACACAGTCCGTCACCTGTACAAAGATCTTGATCTATCCATACTTTAGCCATTTTTTAACCAGGGTGATTCGATAAGAAGATTTCATAAGCTTGCGGAGAATCAAGAATAACTACTTGATAATTAAGATTACTATCATCCCCACCACCAAAACCTAGAGTGGCTATAAGGGTTCCTACTGCAGTCAGCAGAGCAGCTAGTCCAGCTATGAACTTAGTTAAACCGCTCATTTGACTGCTAAAGCAGGATCGTAATCCAAAGCCCCCTTCTTAGCGAAGACGGCTGGATCGCCTGTCTCATTAAATTTTTCCATCGCAGGGCTTAAACTCTGCCCTCCGATGAAACTCTGTATCTTTAATGAACCCAACACTTCTTGTGTTTGTTCAGGGTCGATAGACTTGCCACATTCAGGACACCAAATACCTTGGCGTTCGTTCGGGTCTGTTTGAAACCCACAGTTAGGACAAGTTCTTGACTCTGCCATGTCAAACAGTCAGAGAAGAAGTGCCTTTGTTACCCACTTTCTGAGCCAAGGCTGATTTGATTACACTGATAGCTGCTGCAACACCTGCACCTGCCATCATTTTCCATTGGTCCACGCCAAGATCAAACATAGAGTTTGAACTCATAGCGCCGATAGCAGCTTGGAAAAAAGTTGCTACCACTCTTTCAATTAAGTCTTTTGTGAACATTGTCACCTTTCTTTTTGTTAGTACTTCGGTTTTTTCTTACGACCCATTATCCTCGTAACTCCGAATTATCCCAATAATAGTCTTCCCCCCACGCTTTACTGCGGATAGCACCTTCAGCAATATCAACTCTTTCATGAAGAGCATTAATCTCTATAGGTATCCATCCTAAACCAGCGATAATATCTTTCATTTCATCAACATCGCTTTTAATTAATTCTAAATCAGCCGCCATAGCGCTTGTAACATGAGAAGGAGTAAAACGGCTAAGGTCATCGACCCTAGCGCTCCGCAGATCATCAAGACCGCCAGCATTTTCCATGACACCTTGAGATATTTCATCAAGTTTTGCCAGAACTGTACTGTCTGTCCCAGTGTTTCCTTCAATTACCTGTACCTGCTTCTCCAAATCATCTATCCTGCCAGCAATACTAGCTGCATTCCAAACCACGACTCCGCTAGTGATAGCAACAGACATGATAAGCCCTAGAGTTATTCTAGACACTTTCACCTGTTTAATATCAGTCACATCAGTCATCAGTCAGCTTTCCTTAACACAACATTCGCTAAAAGGCGATGCCGTTTGTTAGCTTGTGACCTGTCGTAGACCCCAAGTGCCTGTGTCTGTACTTGTAAAACTTCATATACCTCTGCTGCTCCTGTAGTGGCCCAGTCTATATCTTGATAGTTTACTCTTCTTTGAGTGAGTGCCGCCAGAGTCCTAGCCCTCAAAGCACCAGCATTAGGTGCATTCTCTGGTAAAGGACGACCATTTAGCCCTCTGACATTATCACCACAATCTATTATGATTGACACGACAGTGTCACGCAACCCAATTGGATGATATTTAACCTGAACGAAATTTAATTTCGTAGTAGCTGTACCACTACCAACAAACACAACCTTCCACTGTAAAGATCTAGAAGAAGAAGACAGTTTTGTTGATTGAGCTAAACCATCAACAGTGTCCAAAGTAGACAGAGCTGTATAGTTCTCTCCTTCATCAATAGATACGTGAGGTGTAACAGAACAACCATTAGGAAGAGCAGAAGTTAAAACAGTTATCTCATCCCAACCTTTAGTGAGAGCACTACCGCCATCTATACGAGAACCATTAAGAGTCCCAGCAGTTTCAAAAGCAGTAGTAGATTCTTTTTTAATACCTGTTCCAGCTACAGAAAATACAACACGACCCTGCCATACATCAGCACCATATACATCTCCTGTCGTAGCGTCATCAGATTGAAAAAACTTGGCG